TTTTCAAAAACAATATCTCTGTCTTCATCTCTGAACACAGCGCCCATTGCATCTTGAGTAAATGGTGGAACTCTACAGGTAAAATAAATGTCATATATCCATTCCTTATTTCTTTCTAAGAATGGATAAAATTTATTCATAAACATATCTTCCGACATCATCGGATTAAGTGGTATTGAGAATATTTTTTTCATTATTTGTTACCTTCTAGACATCCACCACATATACCATTACAATCGCTCTTATAAAAGACACAATCTAAACAGTCTTGTGGTACGGTATAATTTTTATGATTTGCAATATAAAGTTTATCAAACTCGTCCCTTAAATCTAATATACCACTTTTAGCTGATATTTCCAAAACATTATCAATCTTTACTTTATCCTGTAGTGGATAACAATGAATTGAACTTCCGTCTGGGAAAACGTCCAATGGCATAAATCCACATATGGTATCATATTCGGGGATCTTAAAGGTAGCAAAATTCAAAGAATTCTCTAAAACAGCTTTCTTTGTCTTCCCTTCCCATAAACAAGGTGGAACTTGACAATCTGAAGTAATCTTAATACCGTTATATAAGCCGAATTTAAGGATCTTAGTGATCTCCGCACCCATTTCCTTATTATTGATAAGATAAGTCCCTGTAAGGTCTAAACCGACCCTAATTGCATTTATTTTACCATCTAGCTCGTGGTATAACCATTTGATGTATTCGTAGAAGTTTCTATCCTTCCAGTCTTTAGACATCGTTACAGCTAAATAAAGCCTTGGGTTAGTATCAAACCCCCAGGTATTAGCATAAGCCTTGTAAATTTCCAAATAGTTCTTTTTAAATAAAACTATTCTATTTTTTTCATTAAGTTCTGCTGCATTGGGGAACACCCATCGAATATTCTTGATATTTTCTATTAGATAATCCCTTGTTGTTTTACTGAATAAGAAATTACTAACTAAATTTACCTTTATATTCTTTGAAAAAATATAATCCAGAATACCAATAAAATTAGGATGTTGTGTTGGTTCACCACCAAGGATTGTTATTTCCTCTTGCGGTGTATCTAAATGATAATGGTTGATAATCTTATCAACCATTTCTAATGACATGTCGCCTAATGTATGGTTTAATCTTGCATCTTCTTTAGTGAAACAAAATGAACAACCTTTAGCACATGTCCCATTAATTGCTAAATTCATTAAATTTTTTTTTAGAAGTCCATTCTCAATGTAAGAGGTGTTGTTGAAACGTTTTCATCCTCTTTTTGTTGTTTACTCATTGCTACACCAAACTTTTCATGTTTCAATCTGTGGCAATCTGCGATATTTTGACAATCTTTAATTCTTTCTTCCAATAATTGTTGTTCTAATAACAAGTTAGCTAACTTGGTATTATAATCAGTTACGTTATTGATAATTTTTTGAACAAATGTTGCTTTATCAATTCCTCTACCTGTTGATAATACATCGATGATCGGTGTTTGATAATCACTATCTGCCGTCCAACCAAACGCCTCTCTCTTTTGTTCTTCCCATGTATCTTTTTCTAAGATAGATGCATCCACCATTAATTCTTTATATCTTTCAGAGAATCTATCAGCAACAAGTTTTCTCATAACAGCCTTGTTAAATGCAACACCAGCAGCTTTGTCCTCATCAGTTAAAAAGTGTTTTACTTTTTGTTCATCCGTTTCTCCAGATTCCGCTAATTGAGGAATCTCATCCATGATATGAGAATTAGTTCTAACACTAATATAATCTTTATAGATGTCAGCAAATACAAATCCTCTAGCAACTTCTGGTGGAATAATTGCTGCCCCAAGTTTATTAAGTTCAACCCTCATATCATTGTACTCATCCGCAATTCTACCATAGTTGTAATTTAAATACATACCAACAACCTGAATATATCCTGGAACGTTACCTTGTAGTTTAAAAATTATATGTGTCATTATAATAGTTTTTCTGTTTCAATCTTATTTGAGTTATCTAACTTCAATTGGTTTTTTAATGATTCTTCAATTGAGAAATTATTTGTTGTTGCTTGTGTCATCAAGTGATTAATATTTCTATCAATAGATATTGTGTATGCTGATGCAAGTGTTAAAACTTGTTTTTGTTGTTCAGGGTCCATCATTAAAATTGAATCTAAATTACCAGTCCCAATTCTACCATATGAAATCATATCCAACATTGCTTGTTTAGCCATACGAACTGTCCAATATTCATGTTCATATTTTTCTTCTAATTCTGGATTACCAAATACATCAATCAATTTAGTTCCATCTGGAAGAACAGCTTCTTCGGTCTCTAAAAACTCTTTAATTAATTCTATAAAGCCTTGTCTTTCTCTGTAAGCATCTCTTAAGTTTCTTTTAAACTTTCTTAAATCAATAAGTTTATCAGCAACTGTTAGATCGATCATCTCTTTTCTTTTAGAGTCGGTAATAAACTCTTTACTTTCCTTATCCATTTCGATTTCAAGTTCAGCTTTTCTTACTGTATACTCGAGATGTTCAACAGCATCTTCTCTACCTCTTAATTCTAATAACCACTGTTTTAATTTAGCATATGACGTTATTTGTGCACCGCCTACGAAATTATATGCTTTGTACTTTGGTAGCGCAAAAGACATACTTTCAGAAATCTTCATTAGTTTTTCATCAAACGGGTTGTTTAAATTTTGTTCTCTGTCATATTTGTAACCTTCCATAAATAAATTGTTTTGTTATAATATAAGTAATTTTTTTTGAATTATCAACTATTGTCTCCAACCACAATGGCCAGAAGACGTTCCTGCATTAACACCAGGGTTTAATCCGGTAATACTAGTTGAGCCAACATCCGTTGCATACCAAAACTTCCAACTAACATTGTTCTGTGCCCCATCATAATTTCCTAACATATATTGCCAATCTTGACCTAATGTAAAGTTTTCTTCCCCACAGTTTGGATGCGGTTTTGAAACATTCCCGATATTAGTATCATTAGAATTGCTCCATCTTCTTAGGTTATAGCCACCATTATAAGACCCCTCGTTACCACAATAACCCTTACCCACTTTTGAGCTAATACCCTTTTGTTGTTGGTGTGCTCCCCATTGTGTTGATGATGATGGTGTTTCATTTGAAAAATTAAATTTGATAGCAGCACCACTTGTCCAAGCATAACCAAAACTTTCATCAAAAAATGCTGCTCCTCCCGCACTATCATTTATTGAGGATACACCAAATCCGCTAACATAACTTTCATTAGATAAATTAAATTTTTCAATTGTTGTTGAACCACCTGAAATTAAGTAAGCAAATTCAGTTTCTTTTTGCATAGTGGCGACATCACTCCTTGCAATACCTGTATTAAATTTTGTTTGGTGAGTATAATTTGTATCTGTCATCATATTAATTGCCGATGTTCTAGTCCCGTCAATTGTATCGGGCCCTTTAAATGCCCCATTTTCGTTTACTGACCAAACGAAGAATATTGTTTTGCTACATGCACCTGATGTATATGAGGCTGGGAAATCTAACAGTTCACCAATGTGTGTTGTTTGATCAATAAGATTAACTGTTTTGTGAACATTTCTCCAAGGTGATGAGTCTTTGTAACCACCAGCTAAATAAGAATAATTAATTACTTGTCTATATCTAAATGCGGTAGGTTGTGTTTCTTGTGCAGCGATTCTTTCCCAACCGTCATCAATGTTTGATACACCAGTATACAACATCAAATAACTACTTCCACTACTTGATGTTTCAAGGTATAATGAACCTGAACGAGGACTTGATGGTCTATTTGCTCTAGTGCCTCTTGGAGGTCTATTAATTACCCTATCTGATCTTAAACTACCACTTACTTCTAAATTCTCGTATAACATTTTATTTATAATTTATGCTCTCCAACCACAATGGCCAGAAGATGTTCCACCGTTAACGCCGGGTGCTAATCCACTTACGCTGGTAGTTCCTGTATCCGTTGTGTAGCTGAATTTCCAACTTGTATTATTTTGTGCACCATCATAATTACCTAACATATATTGATGATCCTGACCCATTGTGAAATTTTCTTCTCCACAGTTTGGATGTGGTTTTGCCACATTACCAATATTAGTATCACTGGCATTGCTCCATCTTCTTAAGTTATATCCGCCACTATATGAACCTTCATTTCCCGCATATCCTTTACCAACTTTTGAACTAATCCCCTTTTGTTGTGCGTGTGCAGACCAATGAACAGATGATGAAAATGTTTCCGATGCAAAACTAAACTTGATACCTTCGCTAGATGTCCAACCGTATCCAAAGTTCTCATCAGAAAATGCACTACCACCATCACTACCATTTATTGTTGTTAAATTGAACCCAGTCATAATTGTTTCATTACTTAAATCAAATTTATCAACAATAGAACTACCGGCAGAAAACATGTATGCAAATTCTGTTTCTTTATGCATGGTAGCAACATCACTCCTTGCAGTCGTTATGTTAAACTTAGTTTGATGTGTATATTTGGTATCGTTTGCCATATTAATTGCAGATGTTCTAATACCATTAACATCAGTTGGTCCTTTAAATGCATTATCTTCATTAACGGACCAAACAAAAAAGATATATTTACTACAAGCCCCCGAAGTATATGATGCAGCGTAATCTAATAGTTCACCAATATGTGTTGTTTGATCAGTAGAATTAATTGTTTTATGAACATTCTTCCATGGTGATGAGTTTTTGTAACCACCAGCCAAATAAGAAACAGCAATTATCTGTCTAAATTTAAACCCAACATTTGAATTAACTTGAGAAGATACTCTAACCCACCCATTATCTCCGTTATTTAAACCGGTATAAACCATTAAAAAACTACCACTTGCCGCTTCTTCAAGATATAGTGATCCTGTAACAGGACTTCCCGGTCTGTTTGCTCTCGAACCTCTAGGTGGTTTTGATACCCCCTGAACTCTTAATGAACCACTAATTTCTATATTGTCATGACGCATATCCTATAAATAGTTTTTTTAATTTCTCCATCCACAATGTCCTGATGATGTTCCTCCGTTAACACCCGGTGCTAATCCAGATGGGTTAACAGTTCCAGTATCGGTAGCATAAATAAATTTCCAGCTTGTGTTATTTTGTAAACCATCATAATTTCCTAACATATATTGATGATCTTGGCCCATGGTGAAATTTTCTTCACCACAGTTTCCATGTGGTTTTGCCACATTACCAATATTTGTTTCATTAAACACATTCCATCTTCTTAAGTTATAACCACCATTATAATTACCCTCATTTCCCGCATATCCTTTACCCCACTTGGAACTAATTCCCTTTTGTTGCCCACTGGCCCCCCATTGTTGATTATTAGTGAAGGTATCAGTTGCAAAGAATAGTTTGTTACCACTTTCCGATCCATAACCATAACCATAATTTTCATCAGAAAACCCAGAACAACCTAATGAACTGGTGATAGATGTTTTTAATGTTAGATATGGTGCCATATTAGGGTAATAAACACTATACATAACTTCGTTGGTTGAATTGAATTTTTCAACAGTTGCAACCCCTCCACCAAATACCCAAGCAAATTCTGTTTCTTGAAATAAAGTTCCTAAGTCATCTCTTGCATTTGCTAAATCCCATTTAGATTGGTGAGCATAAGCCGTTTCATTTACCATGTTTACTCCCGTTGTCCAAGTTGAATGTATTTGTGTTGCGGATTTCCAGGCACCATCTGTGTTTGTTGACCAAACAAATAAAATAGTTTTACTACAATGACCAGATGTATATGATGCTGGATAATCCATCAATTCCCCTAAGTGAACAGTTTGATCCGTTGCATTTGTTGTTCTATGAACATTTTTCCAAGGAGATGCATCTTTATAACCACCAGCCAAATAAGAATAATTAATAATTTGTCTATATAAAAAACCAATTCTATCCGTGTTTTGTGAACCAACTGGTTCCCATCCATCATCTCTATTAGATACTGCGGTATATGTTACAACAAAACTTCCACTATCAGATTCTTCAAGATAAAGAGACCCAATTTCTGGGCTTCCTGGTCTATTGGCTCTGGGTCCTCTGGGTATAATATATTGTCCACTAACATCTAATGAGCCACTAACAATTACATTTTCTCTTAACATACTTTAATATACGTATTTTATCCGGTAACAACAAGTCTACCTGTTCTATTTGCAGCAAAAGTTACTGTAACTGTTGTAGATGTTATGTTTATTTCAGAAGGGAAGAACATATTGTTACTACTATCAAATACTTGTGCAGTTAAGTTTGCAGTTCCTAAATTGTGTGTAAAGCTAACACTTGACACGTTAGAGAATGTTGTTGAATTACTTAGAGCAACTCTCTTCCAAGACTGCCAAGTACCGTTGTTTTTTCCTCTAGCATACATGATACCTGTTCTGTAGTCACCATATATTTGATGTTGCCAACTTGAA